ATTGTATGAAATGTGCAGAAGAACACGAACAGCTTGCGAAATGGTTAGAGGAACTGAAATCTTATAAAGACTTAGAAGAACAGGGCTTGCTTGTGAGATTGCCATGTAAGGTTGGAGACACGGTTTGGGTGGTAACATCGCCAATTAATGTGTTTGGTTATGATGAATATGATGGAGATGCGGAATATGAAGTATATGAATCTTTTTTATCAAGCGTATCTTATTATGCGTCTGGAGAACAATTCAGAATTTACGCAAAAGTAACGAATAGTTTTATTGCAGCATACTTTAGAGAATGTGATTTTGGAGAATCTATATTCCTAACCCGTGAAGAAGCTGAGAAAAAATTGGAGGAGATGATTAAATGAATCTTAGAAAAGCTACACTAACCGACTATGGAGTGCCGCCGGATGATATACCGGCGCTTCAAAGTCATTTCAGACACCTTGACGAGAATGACAAGTATAATCTTCTGCAAGTGTCAATCAAATATGCGCCAGGCATAGAATCACAAATCTATGACAGCATAGTGAACTGCATAGGATACCGGACAATGGAGCGATTCCGGGATATGCCAGTATCCGAAAATGATTTCTACGGATACAAGCGCAAAACTATGGCAGAATATTATCACTTGGCAAAATTGACCGGAAGATTATAAAATTGATAAAAACTAAAAGTGGTGTAGAGGTACATAACCCCTAGTGTGGTATTATAGTATATATAACTATAACTATGCTAGGGGATTTTAATTCAGAAAGGATATGATTGGATGATGATAGGATGGCAAACGACCAGAATTTAAATAATAGAGCGGCGACGCAGTTTCGAGCAGGTGAGGAACAGGTGAGAATTGCAAAAAAAGGTGGTATTGCATCGGGTCAAGCACGTCGTCAAAAAAAGACTCTTTCTGAATTAGCAAAAATGATAGCTGAGAACCCCGCCCCGACTGCCGCAAAGAAGAAACTCACAAAGATGGGAATATCTGATGAGGATGCAAATAATAATGCCTGTATTGTAGCTGCTGTATACGATAAAGCTATTAAAGGAAATATGCAGGCGGTGGACAAATGGGAACAGTTGGTAGCTGTATCAAAATCAGACGAAAGCAAATATGAACTTCCTGCCAGAGTACTTGGCAAGGCATTCGTGGATATCAACAGACAGATTAAGCCCAACATCGAATATGTATTCGAGGGTGGTCGAGGTGGTCTGAAATCTTCATTCGTAGCTTTTAAGATTGTTGAGCTTATCAAGAATAATCCTCAGATGCACGCTTGCATTACAAGGCAGGTGGCCGGTACTCTGAAAGATTCTGTATATGCTAACATGAAATGGGCTATCAATGAACTGGGATTGATGGAAGAATTTGAATGCAAGGTGTCACCACTTGAGATTAAGTATATTAAGACGGGACAGACAATATATTTCCGTGGTCTGGACGATGAAACCAAACTGAAATCTATTAAGCCGGAGTTTGGATATATCGGAATCCTCTGGAAAGAAGAAAAAGACCAAATGAAGGGAGATGCCCAGGAACGTTCTGTTAATCAGTCAGTGCTTCGTGGCGGCGATGAATCCTATGATTTTTCATCGTATAACCCGCCAAAATCAAAATCAAACTGGGTAAACAGGATTAAGCTCATACCTAACCCGAAAAGAGTTATTCATCATTCGAGTTATCTGGAAGCCCCGGCGGAGTGGCTCGGACAGAAGTTCATTGACGATGCAGCACATCTGAAAGAAATCAATCCAGAAGCCTATGAACATGAATACCTGGGTGTTCCGAATGGCGACGGCGGAAACGTATTTGAATATCTGGAGATTAGAGATATTGCAGATGAAGAAATCAGTCGCATGGATCGTATTTTCGCTGGCGTAGATTATGGATGGTACCCGGATGCCTTCTGCTATCTCCGAACTTATTACGATTCTGCTAGAGAGAAAATATATCTGATTGACGAATTGTATGTAAATAAATGGAGCAACTCCAAGACCGCTGATTGGATCAAGAAGAAAGGCTATGATGATTACACGATGATATGTGATTCTGCGGAGCCTAAATCCGTGAATGACTTCCGAGACGCCGGACTCCCAGTAAGAGGAGCAATCAAAGGACCGGGAAGTATCGAGTATGGTTTTAAATTCTTACAGACAAAGACACTTGTCATTGACCCGAAGCGAACACCGAATGCATACAAGGAAATTACGGAGTATGAGTATGATCGGGACAAAGAGGGAAATGTGATAAGTGGTTATCCTGATGGAAACGATCATGCAATCTCGGCACTTAGGTATGCTTATGAGCCGTTATTTAACAGAAGGGGGTACAGTGCATAATGAATAGCAAAGAAATATTTAAGTGTTTGGAAATTCTGGACAAATTCCAATTCTTCCAAGGACAAAGAGCCGGAAGAGAATTGTGGAATGATAAACCAGTAGAGATACAGAACGAAGATATAAAGAATTTCAATAAAGACATAGAGTTTATCAGAAATGTGCTGAAATCAGCTAATTCAGGTGATTAAATGGGACTTATAACAACACTAAAAAGGTGGTTTAACATGATATTCAAAAAACAAGCCGAAGAGGACTTTAATATTCAGGCGGCAGAGTTCCCAGAGATGGAATCGTTGATTAATAAATGTGCAAACATATATCGAGGCGTTCCATACTGGTTAGATGATAAGAATAACATCAAGACGATTAATTTTGCTAAATCTGTGTGTTCTGAGACTGCCAGACTTGCAACACTGGCGATCGGAATTCAGATAGATGGTTCCGCAAGGGCTACATGGTTGCAGGAGCAGATTGACAAGGTATATTTCCAGATTCGGCACTGGGTGGAATATGGATGCGCTTACGGAACAGTGTTCATTAAGCCGAACGGCGAGAGTCTTGATGTATTTACTCCGGCAGACGTGATGATTGTAAATTACGATAATCAAGAAATCAAAGGGATTATATTCAAGGATTCTTATACTGTTGGTAGAAAATACTACACAAGGCTCGAATATCACAGGTTTGTTGAGACAACAGTGGACGGAGTAACAACCTATCCGTATTATGTTTCCAACAGAGCTTATGTGTCAAAATCCCCTCAGAGCATCGGCGATAAGATCGACCTCAAACAAACCAAGTGGGCTGACCTCATGGCAGATACGCCGCCAATACTCAAAGCAAACGGGGAGAAGTTGGATGGCCCTCTATATGGAATGTTGCGGACACCGCAGGCGAACAATGTGGATATCAGTACACCACTTGGACTTCCAATATTCGCTGAAGCTATTGAAGAATTAAAAGACCTCGATATTGCATACAGCAGAAACGCCGGAGAGATTTTTGATTCGCAGAAGATTGTTCTGGCGGATGATAGGCTGCTGATGCCAAGCGGTACACCTGTAGCAGCCATGTCGCCACAGGGCATGGAGAACAGACGAAACGAGATGAGTTTGCCACATTTTGTCAAGAATGTATTCGGACAGGATGAGAAAGAGTTTTATCAAGAAATCAATCCAATTCTCAACACAGATACCCGTATAAGCGGCATAAATGCCCTTTTAAGCCAGTTGGGGTACAAGATTGGATTCTCTAATGGCTACTTTGTTTTCAACGAATCTAGCGGCATTCAGACAGCCACGGGAGTAGAAGCGGAACAGCAGAGGACGGTGCAGTTCATCAAAGATGTTCGAGACAAACTGGAATCCTGTTTGAATGAAGTTATTTACGCACTGAACGTTTACGCTGATTTGTACGGGCTTGCACCTGTCGGAGCTTATGAAATCAATTATGATTTTGGAGACATCCTCTATGTCAGAGAAAACGACCGCGCAAGATGGTGGCAGTATGTGACCACTGGCAAAGTTCCGGCATGGTTGTATTTCGTGAAATTTGAAGGAATGACGAAAGACGAGGCGGTAGCAATGGTTAAAGAAGCCCAGCCAGATGAACCAAAACTGTTTGGAGATGAGTAATTATGTTAAGCCCAGAATATTTACGCCGGATAACAGAGGGCAGTGAACAGATAGCAGAAGAACTGCATCAGTACATCATCTCTGAGATTGTGTCGAGAATGATGGCAAGAATCGGCAGAGGTGAAGATTATATTCTGACTAATGCCGATGCGTGGAGAATCAGAACGCTACAGGAATCTGGTGAGCTGCTAGAGGACATTCTGGCAGAACTATCCAAATATACCAAACGCGAACAGCAGGAACTCCTTGAAGCGTTTGAAGATGCTGGAATCACTGCAATGAACTATGATGATAAAGTATACAAGGCGGCAGGATTAAGCCCTGTACCGCTCGAACAGTCGCCAGCTATGATAAGACTCATGGAGCGAAATATGCTTGCTACAATGGGAGAATGGCGGAACTTCACAAGGACAACTGCAAATGCGGCTCAGACGCTGTATATCAACCAATGCGACCTTGCATACAATCATGTGATGACTGGAGCAGTTGGCTATACGCAAGCCATCAAAGAGGCGGTTAATAACGTTGTGAGTGATGGTGTTACGGTCACATATCCATCCGGCAGGCGTGACACTATCGAAACAGCAGTCGCACGTTCTGTCAGAACTGGCGTGGCTCAGGCTACTGGAGATATATCCCTCAAACGCATGGAAGAAATGGGCTGGGATTTAGTTCTGGTCAGTGCTCACATGGGAGCCAGAACAGGTGATGGCGGCGAGAATCCGGGAAATCACGCATGGTGGCAAGGAAAGATATACTCTCGTTCTGGCAAGAGCAAGAAATTTCCGCCGTTCTCATTGACCGGATACGGAACAGCAAGCGGACTGTCAGGAGTTAACTGTCGGCATAGCTTTGGGGCAAGTGACGGGGAATTTAATCCCTATACAGAACTATCAGCGCAGGACAAAGCCGACAAGGGAAAACAGTACGAAAAAGAACAGCGACAGCGCACTTATGAGCGAAGAATCCGAAAAACAAAGCGTGAAGTCCTTGGAATGCAAGCGGCGGTTAATAACTGCAAGGACGAACAGACAAAATTCGCATTACAGCAAGACCTTGACCGGAAGTCTTATCTTTTACAGAAACAAAATGCTGCATATAAGGACTACTGCAAGCAGAATGACCTAAGAGAGCTGCAAGATCGACTTATGATAGCTAAATGGAGCCGCCAGAATGCCGCAAAAGCCAGAGGAGCGGCAAAGAGATATAAAACAGCAAAGGGGATTGACTGATGGATAGATGGGAATATTACAATCCGAATCCTGTTAAGGATAAAAGAACAGGAGATTGCGTTGTCCGAGCAATATGCAAAGCAACTGGCTTCGACTGGGAAACGGTATTCGCCGGATTAATGGTACAGGCATGTGCTCTGTCAGATATGCCATCAGCTAATTACGTTTGGGGAGCGTACCTCCACAAACATGGGTACAGACGCAAACTGATTGAACAATCAGAGCGATATATCTATACAGTCAATGATTTTTGTGCAGACCATCCGACAGGCACATATATTTTATGTATAGATGGCCATGTGGTGACAGTACAAGAGGGCAAATATTTCGATACATGGAATAGCGGAAATGAGATTCCGGTATATTACTGGGAAAAGGAGTAGCTAAATGAGCATATCAGAATTTGTACAGATTTTCCTCTCAATCTGCGGAGGGGTGTCTATTGTCGGAGGTGCGGCAGCAGTAATCTTTAAGTGGATTACACCGGCATTTCGACTTAACAAGCGAGTAGAGACACTGGAAGAACATGATAGACGAGATTATGAAAGCCTTCGGAGAATCGCAGAACGTGATTCATTAATTCTGGAAGTGTTGTCGACCATGCTGGATAGTCAGATTAGTGGGAATAATGTAGAAGAATTAAAAAAAACAAAACAGAAGCTTACAAATTATCTTGCACAGAATCAGCGTTAGCATTAGTAAGGGGTATGCTCATGAAATTATATGTGTTCACAAAGAAAGATATAGACAGGTTCTTGATAGAGTGTAATTTCACACCGGACGAAGAAAGACTGTTCCGACTGAGATGCAAGGAATATACGCTCGAATACTGTGCTGAACAGATGAACGTGAGTATATCTACGGCAAAACGGTTAAGCCGCCGGGTGAACAATAAAATAATTAAAGTGTGCTGATACTTTTTGGATACTAATTAGAGCCAGAAACGACCTGTTTCCGGTTCTTTTTTTATGTAAAAATATAATCAGAAAGGCGGTGTATAAGATGGCATTATATAACAATCCTTATCAATATAGCTTTGGCGTTCCGGGGCAAATGAACCAGTTCCAGCAACAGCCTGTCCAGATTCCAGCTCAACCAGTACAGCAACCACAGCAGAATAATAGCGGTATCCTGTGGGTATCCGGCGAAGTCGGCGCAAAATCCTATCTGGTAGCACCTGGGACAAGCGTTTTACTGATGGATTCAGAGAGTGAAAAGTTCTACATAAAATCCACAGATGTATCCGGTATGCCACAGCCACTGCGGACATTTGAATACCACGAGGTAGGCTCTCAGATGCCGCCTAAACAGCCTGTTCAGAACATGGACAGTAAATATGTCACCAGACAGGAATATGACGATTTAAAGGGCAAATACGAAGCTATCATAAACCGATTAAATTCTTTTTCTGAACCTGTTAGGGCTAATACCGTACAGGAATCAGCAATCAAGGGAGGAAATGCAGATGAGTAATCCATTATTTAATGCACTTGGCGGTGGGATGCCGCAGGGTAACGGACCAATGCAGATGATGCAGCAGTTTATGCAGTTTAAACAGAATTTTAAAGGAGACCCGAAGGAAGAAGTCCAGAAGATGTTACAGTCTGGAAAGATTTCTCAACAGCAACTTAATCAAGTTCAGCAGATGGCAGGACAATTCCAGAGTCTGCTGAAAAATATGAAATAATACATTGCAATCTGGCCAGATTGATGTAAATACACAAAAAGGAGATTATATTATGGATGGAAATTATAGCTTAGCAGATATTGCCGCTGCTACTGGAAACGGTAGAAATAATGACGGCATGTTTGGTGGAGATGGTAGCTGGTGGATTATTGTTTTATTCATTTTTGCTTTCTTCGGATGGGGAAACAACGGCTGGGGCAATAATGGCAACGGCGGCGGATATGCAGCCACAGCAGCTACTCAGGCAGATATTCAGAGAGGATTTGATAATTCCGCAGTAATCAGCAAACTTGACGGAATCAACAGTGGTCTCTGTGATGGCTTCTATGCCATGAATAATGGTATGCTTACCGGATTTAATGGAATCAACACAAACATCATGCAGACCGGCTTTGGCATTCAGCAGGCTATTAACGCTGACACTGTAGCAAATATGCAGAATACCAATGCACTCCAGGCACAGCTTGCAAACTGCTGCTGCGAAACCAGAGAAGCAATCCAGGGCATAAACTATAACATGGCACAGAATACCTGTGCATTGCAGAACACCATGAACAGTAACACAAGAGACATTATAGACAGCCAGAACGCCGGAACAAGGGCAATCCTTGATTACCTGTGCAACGAGAAGATTTCTTCCTTACAGGCTGAAAACAATGATCTCAGACGCGCCGCTTCTCAGGATCGCCAGAGTGCGCTTCTCACAACTGCAATGGCTTCTCAGACACAGCAGCTCATTAATGCGATTAATCCAGCACCGATTCCGGCATATCAGGTTCCTAATCCGAACACATATTACGGATGCGGATGCAACACCGGATGTAATTGTTAACAACTTTATATCGAGAGTATCTTTCGATTGATTCGGATGTCGGCTTATGCCGTATTACACAGAGGGGCAGGCTGAGGCCTGTCCTTTTGTGATATGAAAGGAGTATTTTTATGGCAGAATTTACAAATGTAGCTGCTCAGACTGTAGCAGCAAATGGAAACGTAGTATTTTCAAACACAGCAGTCAAAGGTTCTAACTGTATTCAGCACAGAGAGGGAAGCGGAATCATCACCCTGAGAGGACTGACTAACCAGTGCAAAGCGAGATTTTTCGTGGATTTTTCTGGTAATATCGCGATTCCAACAGGAGGTACAGTTGGTGCTATCTCTTTAGCAGTTGCAATCTCTGGAGAACCAGTATTATCTTCTCAGATGATTTCCACACCGGCAGCAGTAGACCAGTATAACAATGTGTCCTCTGGTATCTATATTGATGTACCACGCGGATGTTGCGTTAATATTGCAGTAGAGAATACCAGTGATCAGGCTATTTCTGTTGCAAATGCGAACATTGTCGTAACCAGAGAAGCGTAGGAGGTGTGATTATGAGAGATATTAAAGACTTATGCGCAAGAATCGAAGATGAACTTTCCAAAATCGCTGATAATGGACTGACCACCGGAAATCTGGAAATGACATACAAACTGATTGATATGTACAAAGATATCAAGAACACGCAGTACTGGGACAAAAAAGTGGAGTATTACAACACTGTTCTTGATGAGATGCGTGGCGGATACAATGACGATTACAGCGAGCGCGGAAGAAAGCGGGACAGCATGGGGAGATACAGCTCAAATGATGGCAGAATGATGCCAGATTACGACAGGGGCAGTTCTTATGTCAGACGCGGTGAACATTATGTCAGAGGGCATTACAGTCGTTCTGACGGACGGGATGCTTATGACGACTATATGACACAGAAGCAAAGCTATCGTTCCGGCAAGTCTGAGGACTGCAAGAGAAAGATGCTTGCTGCTCTGGAGGAACATCTGGACGAACTCACAACAGAAATGAGCGATATGTCCAAGGATGCAGAGTGCCGGGAGGAACGTGATCTTGTCAAGAGATACGTGGAAAAACTTCGCGATATGCTCTAAAAACGCAAAAAGTGGTAGAGAGGTAGTTAAAATAAATCTGTTATAATGTAATTGTGCAGTGGAAAGCACAGTGGTTGTTTTGACATTTTTGTTTTATCCTCCTTTCTTTAACTAAATAGCTGGTGCACACGCTTTGATGGAAAGTTTTAAACAGGTTCGAATCCTGTCGTGTGTATTTGCCGTCTGGCACGCAAGATGGCACACCTCCTTGATTAAGGTTTTTGTTATTCATACTTTTCTTTTAAAAAAAAGAAATAAATATCCGAAACAACTCGTGGTAGGCATAACACGTTAAATACCTTGCTAACCCGGGAATCCGGGTTAATGGAATGTAGCTCAGTGGTAGAGCAACGTATAAGCTAGCGTCGCAGGTTCGATTCCTGCCATTCCACTTATCTGGAGCCTGAAAGTTTGGCGTGGGAATAGCGCAGGGCGGCGCATGGGAATGTAATTCCGAGTTCCGGACATGTTTGCTGCCTATCGGATTGTAAAGTGGTCTCCCTTAAAGTAGGCAATAAGTGAACGTGCTGAAATGGTTCTTCCAGATATGTACATCGCAGGATGGAGAAGCGGAATCTCACAAGGTTCATACCCTTGAGGACGGCGGTTCGAATCCGTCTCCTGCAATTACCTTGCCAGTGGTCTAACTGGCTTAATCCATTTACCTGCGGCGGCAGGTCAATAAACACGACCAGGAGGATGTTATGTTATGCAGAAACTTATTGACACATTAAAATCATTTGGAATTGAGATCCCGGAGGACAAGCAGGCAGATGTGAAGAAAGCACTCTCTGAGCATTATAAGAACGCAAAAGAAGTAGCGAAAACCCTGTCAAAAGTCGAGGGTGAACGTGACAGCTGGAAAGAACGTGCTGAGACAGCAGAAGAAACCTTAAAAAGCTTTGACGGTATCGACCCGGCGAACATTCAGACAGAGCTTGCTGGATGGAAGAAGAAAGCTGAGGACGCAGAGAAAGAATTCAATGCGAAGATCTACGAAAGAGATTTTGACGATGCTCTTAAAACTGCATTGGAAAATGTTAATTTTTCATCTCCAGCAGCTAAAAGATCTGTTACCGCTGATATCAAATCAGCTGGTCTTAAGCTTAAGGACGGAAAGATTCTTGGACTTAATGATCTGCTTGAACAGATGAAACAGGATGAACCTGATACATTTGTAGATGAAAGTCAGCAGCAGGCCCAGCAGCAACAGGCGAGATTTGCAACAGCGCGGATTGGACATCAGCAGACACCGGGAAACATGACAAAGAAAGATATTGAAGCGATCAAAGACCCGTCCGAGAGACAGGCTGCAATTGCTCAGAATATCCAGTTATTCCAGTGATTTTTTACACCGACTATACGACAGAGTATAGCCGCTAACCCAATACCTTAATAGTTATGGGTAGAAAGGATTTTTTATATGGCAGCAAAAGCTAATCTTATTATGACTAATGATATTCAGGTAAAGGCACGTGAGATTGACTTTGTAACCAGATTCGAAAGAAACTGGGAATACTTACGTGAAATCCTTGGTATCATGCGTCCAATCAAAAAGACACCCGGAGCGGTTCTTAAATCAAAATATGCAGAGGGTACATTACAGAACGGAAATGTTGGTGAGGGCGAGGAAATCCCTTACAGCAAATTCGTTGTAAAAGAAAAACCCTATGCAGAAATGACTATCGAGAAATACGCAAAGGCTGTATCTATCGAAGCAATCAAAGATCACGGTTACGAGAACGCTGTTCAGATGACCGATGATGAATTTCTCTTCCAACTTCAGACCAATGTTACTGAAAGATTTTACAACTATCTGAAAACAGGTACTCTCTCATTCACGGAAACCACTTTCCAGATGGCTCTGGCAATGGCTAAGGGTCGCGTAGAAAACAAATTTAAGCAGATGCACAGAAATGTGACTGGCGTTGTTGGATTTGTAAATATTCTGGACGTGTATGAGTATATCGGAGCAGCTGAGATTTCTATTCAGAACCAGTTTGGCTTCCAGTATGTGAAAGACTTCCTGGGATTTAATACGATTTTCTTACTGTCTGACAGTGAAATTCCGAGAGGAACAGTAATCGCTACACCTGTTGAAAATATCGTTCTGTACTATGTTGACCCGAACGAATCTGATTTCGCAAGAGCGGGTCTTGTATATACTGTATCCGGTGAAACAAATCTGATCGGATTCCATACACAGGGCAATTACCACACAGCAGTGTCTGAATCATTCGCAATCATGGGCCTTACTCTCTTCGCAGAGTACATTGACGCTATTGCTGTTGGAACTATCAACGCAACTCAGACACTTGGAACTCTCACTGTAAACTCCGCAGCAGGAAGTAAGAGCGGAGATACAAAAGTGACTGTTACTCCGGCAAAGGTAAGCGCAGGAAATGTATACAAATACAAAGTTGCATCATCTGAGACTTCCGTAGACTACGGACAGAACGTGAAGAACTGGAGCGCATGGGATGGAGAATCCGACATTACAGCAGCAACAGGGCAGGTAATCACAGTGGTTGAGTGTGACAGCACCTATAAGGCATTGAGTGCCGGACATGCGACTGTAACAGCAAAATGATGATCGTGGGAGGTAACTGGCATGGCTTATGCAGATTATAAATTCTATACAGAATCATTCGGCAATGTCGTGCCAGAAACCGACTTTCCACGACTGGCAGAAAGAGCAAGTGATTTCGTGGACACAATGACATTTGACAGACTGGTGGATGGACTGCCGACAGATGAACGCTCACAGAAACGCATCAAAAAGGCAGTCTGTTCATTAGCTGAATTAATGTATCAGATTGAGCTTGCTGAAAAGAATGCTACCAATGCCGCCGTTAGTGGTACATCAACCACAATCGGGTCCGGTGGTAGCACAACAGGCATTGTAACATCTGTAAGTTCCGGCAGTGAATCCATCTCTTACGCCACACCACAGCAGATTGGAGCGAGTGCAAAGGAATGGAGTGCGGTGTATGCCGCCGCCGGAGATGCGCAGAAAACGAACGACTTGCTTCTTAAGACAGCTTTGCCGCTTCTGATGGGAGCAAGGACGGATGATGGGATACCAGTATTGTATGCAGGAGTGTAATTGATATGAATTTTAAAGAAGCGTTTAAACTTATGAAGCAGGGAGAAAAAGTAAAACTCCCGGGTTGGAATGGCTACTGGTGCTGGGATGATGAAAAGCATACGATTATGATTCATTGCAGGCCAAAAGATTCTGATGAAGGTCAGGGAGAAGTTCTCGATATCCGTGAAACGCAGAGAGTGGAATACACTTTCATGCACACGCAGAGAGACGACTGGATGATTGCTGATGAGAACAACTGTGGTGTTCTTGGCGGTCAGTCAACATTTGGATTTGGTGATGCTATCCGTTATTTAAAAAGGGGACTTAAAGTGGCTCGTAAAGGTTGGAACGGGAAGAAACAGTACATTCAGCTTGCCACTGGCATTTCTTATAAGATAGCGGATGGAGAGATTGTGAACTGTGAGCATGATGCAATCGGAAACAACGCCATTGCTTTTGTCGGAACATCTGGCGTACAGATGGGATGGTGTGCATCTCAGGCAGATATGTTAGCAGAGGATTGGATTTTTGCAGAATAGGAGGTATCTGAATAATGGATATTTCAACATTAGGCTCATGTATAGCAATCGTTATGATCTGCTACATTGCAGGAATGGGCTGTAAAGCATCAAAAAGAATCTCCGATGAATGGATTCCAGTAATTATGGCGGTTATTGGCGGAATTCTCGGAGCAGTCGGAATGGGAATTATCCCGGACTTCCCGGCAACGGATTATATCACGGCAGTTGCAGTCGGTATGTTTAACGGACTGTCGGCCACTGGCGTGAATCAGATTATTAAGCAGACAGTGCAGAAAGAATAATTAAGGAGAGGATATCATGTATTCGTCTAAAATTACACTTTTCAACTATTACGAAAGTGCCACGACAGGAGATGTGTACTGGTATCCTCATGTTTTATCCGGTGCCGACCTGATTACGGACAAGGGGGCAATCCTTAAGAAGTACGGACCAGACGTAACAGACAACGCACAGTTACACATCCGATATACCGCCCAGAATGGCGATATAACCATTATTGACAAGGATAGCAAGATTCTCCCATATGTACCGCCTAAGGAGTGGAAAAGACAGATTAATAACGCTCTGGAAGATACTATCACATTCTCAGATGAATCGTTCTTCTGGGAGGGTGAGTGGACTGGTGGAACAGTCACTGATGGTGATTACCGAAATGGATTCTATCAGTACATGAATGAGAATAAGGATAACGTGTTTAAGATTACAAGCGTTGGTGGTCCGTATACACTGATTCCACATTTTGAGATTCTGGGTAAGTGATATGAGTAAAATTCATCATTTTAAAGGATTCTCCATAGTTGACGGAGATATGAAAATCAAACTGAATATGGATAGATTCTCCAGACAGTATCAAGAAGCTCAGTATCTCCTTGATGGAATGGTTATGGACAGTATGATAGAGTTTATGCCAATGATTTCGGGAGATTTTATTGACCGAACAAGAGTCAAAAGTACATCAATGCAAGGGACTGGATTTGTATGTGCGGCGGCAGAACCATATGGACGTTTTCTTTATTTTGGAAAGACCATGGTCGACCCCGCAACAGGTAGCACATGGGCAAGACACGATGCGGAAAAGATTCTTGTGAGCCAGTATTCCGGTAAAACGAATGCAAAAGAGAATCTTCAATATACAAAATCACCGCATACTCAGGCGCAAGCTGAATGGTTCGATGCCGCTAAACGACAATACGGAGCTACATGGATACGTAAAGTAAAAGCACAGGCAGGAGGTGGCAGACATGGCAAATAAACCTATCGGTAAGGATGTAACTGGATATGAGATTCTGACAGATGCCATGAAAGCACTTCTGAACCAGTATCCGGGGCTGTACGAAAATGAAACAATCAAATTTGAAGAACTCGGAAAAGAATCAGGAATTGCGTTCTCGGCGGATAACGGAGCGTTGGTCTATTCAGAAAAGGAAGATGTATGCGGTGTAATGCATCAGGTATGCCAGTACCCATTTTATGTGGTTTACCGCACAGCATCCGATAAGGAACGGCAGAAGTTATCTGTTCAGAAGTTTCTGGACAGTCTCGGTAAATGGATATGCCGAGAACCAGTTGCCATAAACGGCGCTGAGACACGCTTAAATGCGTTTCCTGAGCTTTCACAGGGGCGAGTGATAAAACGCATTACTCGCGATAACTCCTATGGTTTAGAGCCGCAGGAGAGTGGTGTGCAGGATTGGTTATTGCCATTATCGGTACGCTACGAAAACACTTATGAAGTAATATAACGTAACAACCGGCTATCAATTGGAGATAGTCGCTAACCTACACAGCCTTTTAAAAGTTATAGGCAGAAAGGACATTTCTATGGCAGTTACAGGCAAGATTGACCGTAAATATATGGCTCATTACGTTGATTCAGGTTCTCTCTGTGGAGGACTGACACCGAAATATGAGCGTCTCGGAAAAGATCTGGAAGAGTACAATATCGACCTCAATCCAGACACTGAAACATCTAAAAACATTCTCGGAGAATCCACATTTAAGCACAATGGCTACGAAGCTTCTTCTGACGCTGATCCGTTCTATGCAGATACTACATCAGATCTGTTCGAAAAGCTTCAGCAGATCGTTGACGAACGTCTTAAAGACGATAATTTGAAAACAAGTGCAGTTGAAGTACACCTCTGGAAAGAAGCAACAGCCGGTAAATACGAAGCATACAAGCAGGATTGCTACGTTGTGCCGACCTCCTACGGTGGCGACACATCCGGCTATCAGATTCCGTTCACAGTTAATTACGTTGGAGAGCGCGTCAAAGGTAAATTTGACATTACTTCCGGCTCATTCACAGCTGACAGCGAATAATTTTTAGGAGGGCGTAGAAAATGGCAAAGACAATTAACACAAACATTGATGATGGATTTCTTATTTTTACATTCACAAACAAGCAGGGAGAAATCTTTTCTTCCTTTAAGCTGAACCCGACCGACATTAATGTTGCAGCAAGGGCAGAGGAAATCGAACCATTTTTTGAACAGATGCAGGACAGCATTCAGAAGGTCACATCAAGTAAAGAAATGGCGGATCTGAACAAGCAGATTGAAGATAAAATGAACTATCTGTTAGGGTATGAGGCTTCAATGGATTTATTCAAAGAGCCGATCACCGCAACAACTGTATTCCCAAACGGTCAGGTTTTTGTATATATCGTGCTTGATAAGATTTCAGAAGCAATTGCACCGGAAATTGAAAAAAGAAATAAAAAAATGCAGGCTACTGTTGATAAGTATACGGAGAAATACGCAAAATGACCGCTTATGAGTTACCCACCTCACTAAATATCAGTGGGGTGGATTTTTCTATCAGAACGGATTTTCGAGCAATCATAGATATTCTGATTGCACAGAACGACCCGAATCTAAATGAATATGGGAAAGTGGAAGTGATGCTGAAAATTCTCTATGAGAATTGGCAGGATATTCCACCAGAACATTTGGAAGAAGCTTGTAAAAAAGCTTGTGAATTTATCGACTGCGGGCAAAAAGACGAGAATCCGAACAAGCCTAAGCCCCGTTTAATTGACTGGGAACAAGACGGGGAAATGATTATTCCGGCGGTAAACAAGGTAATTCATAGCGAAGTTAGAGCGGTACCTTATATGCATTGGTGGACATTTTTTTCATATTTTATGGAAACAGGAGAATGCTTGCTTAATACAGTTATCGGGATTCGATCAAAAAAAGCTTTTGGCGAAAGATTAGATAAATGGGAAAAGAAATTCTACCATGATAACAAGAATCTTATTGATATAAAAACGCGTCTCTCTGAAGAGGAACAGGCTTATAAAGATAAGCTTAACGAGATGCTTAACCTCAAATAGTTAGGAGGTGGACACATGGCTGCTGATGGCTCAGTCATTATTGATACTCGAATGGACACAGATGGTGTGCAAAATGGAGTATCTAAAATTAAACAGTCATTTAACGGCCTTGGAAGTGCCGTTAAAAAAGTCGGATTGATAATCGGTGGCGTATTTGCGGTTGGTAAGCTTGCACAATTTGGAAAGGAATGTGTAGAACTTGGCTCTGATCTGGCAGAAGTTCAGAACGTCGTGGATGTTACATTTACCACCATGTCCGACAAGGTCAATGAATTCGCCAAAAACGCCATGACCTCAGCCGGACTGTCAGAGACAATGGCAAAAAGGTATGTCGGTACGTTCGGAGCAATGTCTAAGTCGTTCGGTTTCTCTGAAGCACAAGCTTACGATATGTCAACAGCTCTGACACAGCTAACTGGTGATGTGGCATCATTTTATAACATCAGTCAGGATCTGGCTTATACAAAGCTAAAATCTGTATTTACAGGCGAAACAGAGACCTTAAAAGACCTTGGCGTTGTAATGACACAGACAGCTCTTGACCAGTATGCACTTGCAAATGGGTACGGAAAAACAACGTCAAAAATGACCGAACAGGAAAAGGTTGCATTACGTCTTAAATTCGTAACAGAACAGCTTTCAGCAGCTTCTGGAGATTTTGCACGAACATCCGGTTCCTGGGCGAACCAGGTTAGGGTAATGCAGTTGCAGATCCAGTCTCTTAAGGCAACGATCGGACAGGGATTGATTAATATCTTCACGCCGGTTATCAAGGTGATTAACACATTGCTGGCAAAACTAGCAACAGTAGCAAATGCTTTTAAGTCATTCACGGAACTGATAACCGGGAACAAATCATCCGGCCAGACAGGAGCCAGTGGAACGGGACTTGCTGGAACTGATCTGTCAGCCACAGAAGATGCTTATGGCAGTGCTGCGGATGGAGCTGATAGTCTGGCTGATGCCACACAGAATGTAACAGATTCCACGAAGGACAGCACAAGCGCGTTAAATAAGCAGACTAAGGCTCTAAAAAAGAATATTGCTCCGTTTGACGAATTAAAGGTTATCGGAAAAGAAGCGGCGGATGCGATATCTGGTGCGACAAAAACGCCTACCGTAAAGGCAGACAATATTAGCCTCGGAAATGTTGGACAGGTAGATTACGGAGGATTGGCAAAAGGAGAAAGCCAGATTGACAAACTCAGCAAATCTGCAAAGAAATTATCCGATATACTTAAGCAAATCTGGAAGCCTTTTCAGGAAGCTTGGAGCAGAGAGGGCAAGAATACTATTGATACTGCAAGACATATGTTTTCCAGTCTTGCTGAACTTGCAAAGAGTGTCGGAAAAAGTATTATGGAAGTCTGGACAAATGGAGCAGGTACGGAAATGTTATCTACCATGCTTCGGATTTTTCAGAACATTTTTAAGATAATCGGAAACATTGCAAGTCAATTATCTAAAGCGTGGAATAAAAATAATGTTGGTACGCAAATTATTCAAAATTTAGCAAATGCTTTTCAAAAAGTTCTTGAGTTTATTGAAAAGATAACAAAAGCAACAGCGGACTGGGCTGGAAAACTTGATTTTTACCCGTTATTGGAGTCTATCAAGAATCTTACAAAATCCTTTGCTCCGATTATCGAAGCACTTGGAAACGTCCTTGAGTGGATATATACAAACATCATTCTTCCGTCACTGAAATGGCTGATTGAAGTAGGCGTTCCGACTCTTATCAATATTGTATCAGGTTTTTTAAACTTCCTCGGAGAACATCAGACTTTAGTCGAAGCGTTTGGGGCCGCGCTGATAGGAATGTTTGCAACAGCAAAGATTATCCCATTGATTACTACACTTATCAGTAATATCGGCAATATTGGACTTGCGTTGAAAGGCTTAATTGCCCTCATGACGGGTTCCGGTGGCATACTTGGCGGAATATCTGCAATAGCAACAGCGATCGGACCGGGCGGACTGATTATTGCTGCAATCGGTGCGGTAATAGCAGCGGGTGTTTTGCTTGTGAAAAATTGGGATTCTATAAAAGAATTTTTTGGGAATATAATTGACTGGATAAGCAAAAAAACGCGAGCGTTTGCAGAAGGGTTTGTAAATAAATGGAACTCGTTAACAGAAAAGGTGTCAAATATAGTAATTATATTGTCGGATTCTATAAAAGAGAAAGTAGTTTTTATCGTATCTAAATTCAAATCTCTTATAAACTGGGTAAAAACAGATTTCGTGAATGGATGGAGAGAAGCATGGAACAATGTAAAAAATATATTCAAGAATGTATTTGAAGCACTTGTGGGAATCGCAAAAGTTCCCATTAATGGCGTAATCGGATTGATAAACGGAATGATCAGAGGAATTATTGCTGGTGTCAATGCCGCAATTGGAGTTCTTAATAAGATGAAAATCAAAGTTCCTGGATGGGTTCCTGGAATAGGCGGAAACACTTGGGGATTCAGCATTCCAACAATGACAGCGCCACAGATTCCATATTTGGCAAAAGGTACAGTTGTGCCGCGAAACGCCGGAGAGTTTGCAGCAATCCTCGGTGATAACAAGCGTGAGACAGAGGTTGTATCTCCTCTTTCGACTATGAAGCAGGCAATGATGGAAGCTCTGAGGGAATCCGGAAATAATGGTGGAAGTTCTCCTCAGTACATTGTACTGAATATTGACGGAAATGAATTTATCCGCTGGCTTCGCGATCAGAACGGACAATACAGGAACCGGACAGGCTTCGGAATCTTTGAAGGGTAGGTGAGCACATGAGCGAATTTAGTTCAGGGAATTTTCAGGGATGGCTATTAAAATTCGGGACTCAAGAATTTCCACATGAATTTATCAAAAGAGCAACATGGAAAAGCACACCGAATCAAAGACTTGAAAATGATTCGTGGACAGATATGAAAGGATATTTGCACAGGGACACACTCCCGCATTATCGTACAAAGATAGAATTTGAAACAGTTGACGATTTGACTCTGGAAGAAAAAACAAGAATTCAAAATGTAATGAATTCCTCAATTATCAATAAACAAGAGCGCAAAGCAAATATCACCTACTGGAACGACGAAACAAATACATATACGAATGCAAAAGTATATGTCCCAGATATTGACTTTACAATCAATGAAATTGATAAAAAAAGAGGGATGGTGTTTTATTCAAGCATCCGAATCGCACTGATTGAATACTAACAACCAGAGTGCATGGGTGTCACAGCTCATGTGCTCTTTTATTTTATAACGGGAGGATGATTATGGCAGATACAGTATCTTTTGATAGCTTATTGAATACGACAACCGGCATGACTGCTATTGTTAACAACAAGAAGCACGACGATGATGTAGTTAGTGTCACGGGCGTTGACTGGTTTACCTATGCAGGAAAGACTGCCAGTACTATATATGTTTCTGGTAACAATTTTATCGGATTCGGGCAAAACGCCGAACAACTCAAAATCTGGCGCAGGGATGGCGCGGTTTATTATATTTACCGGCAGGAAGGGACACTTACGTCGGGAAAAAGATTCCTTAAAATCAGGGTTGAGGGATATGTATATTATTCAAGCACATCTTCATCATATGCGCTGAAATACGAAGTATTCTTGATAGAGGGGCAGACATTATTTATCAATGTTGTCCAGAGACCTACAAGCAGTTCATACACCGGTACATCGTCAATTACTGACGGTAAAACCACAACAAACCTAACTCTTTCCGTATCTTCTACGGTTCCGGTTTCGATTCTGGTAAAGAATGCAGGTGTATCACAGGCAGTTAGCTATGAGAAATTTGTTGACAAATATGTTGTCCAAGTCACCATATCAAAAATGCCAGAGAAGACCAGATACTATCAGGGCGAATTATTTGACACCACGGGTCTCGTGGTGACTCTAACATACAATGACGACACAACCGAAATCACCACTGATTATGAGTTGTCAGGATTCGACAGCAGTTCCGCAGGAGCAAAAGTTATAACCGTTACTGCGTCTGGTAAGACTACAAGATTTGAGATTTCCGTCTCAGAAGCTTCTATTGCCGCCATATCAGTAACCACTATGCCAAGCAAGGTAAATTATCACATAGGGAAAGAATTTGATTCTACAGGCATTGTGGTGACCGCAACGGCAAGTGACGGAAATACTATAGATGTCACAAAAGATTGTACATATTCTGGTTTTGACAGTAGTTCTCCAAAGCAATGTGAAATTACAGTTCATTATGGCAGTTTCACTTGTACATTTGAAGTTACTATTATGCAACCAGAAAGAATCTCAAACATAGAGAGTACTTCTGGAATTTATTTCGTAGGTGATACTACAGAGGTAAAAGTTACGGGTATAACTGTTGAATACTCGGACGGTTCAGAAAGAATAGAAAGTGGTTATGTCGTTGAAAATAAAGTTCTTTCAGAATCCGGAACAATTCCTATTAGCGTCAAATATTTTAATGTAATAGGCGTAGTGAATGTTTCTGTGTACAGTTCACTTTTGCTTCATATTGGTTCGCCAAATTACGAGGATGTAACCGCTAATTTTGACCCTAGTACAAATACTTTAACCATATCTGGAACTGGAAAACTTACCGATAGTTTGTCGGATAATTTAGAAAACATAAATATCCCAAACAATTTATACATAAGATGTACAACTTTATTTTTTGAAGACGGCATCACAGAAGTAGTAGGCTCGTTTAGCGGTGATTTTAAGTCATTAACAGATATTAATTTCCCAAATACAATCACATATATTGATACAGATAGTTTTCCTATATTTTTAGGAACAAGGCTTGAGATTCCAGCGTCAGTGAGCACTATATACAGCGACGCTTTCAAGTCTTGCCCGAATTTAACGGAAATAATTTTCCATGAAGGTCTGGAAGAGATTGGAGAAGGTTCTTTTGAAGGATGTAATTCATTAAAGAATATTGTGTTTCCGGAGTCATTGTGGGCTTTGGATTATGCTTTTTCTGACATAACTCTTGATTATATAGAAATCGGAAGAAAAAACATAGCATTCGACTCTAATATAAGAGTTCCAGATTGCAAAAATTTAACCATTCGAGGCGGAGACATTGACCAAATATTTTATACAAACAGTTTAGAAAACCTTACTTTGAAAAAGGATGTGGCTTTTTCAAGGACTTCTGTTTTTTCAAAATGTTCAGCATTAAAATCCGCAACTATTGAAAATGGCATTACAGCTATTCCAGAAGAATGTTTCAAGGATACTCAACTTGCAAACGTATCTATTCCTGCAAGTGTGGCAAGCATTGGCGAAAACGCTTTCAAAACATCTGTAACAACAAATATCACATTAAACAAGAAAACCAATGAAATTTCTGGCTCTCCATGGGGAGCCACAGGCGCAATTACATGGTTAATTCTGGCAACTCGAATTGAAGTCTCCCATATGCCTACCAAAACTAGATATTTCGTAGGTGAACCATTTGACGCTACAGGTCTTGTGATTACTGCGTATTACGCCGACAACACGTCCACACAGGCAACAGGATATACCTTATCAAGCCCGGATATGTCCACGTACGGAAATAAAACTGTAACGGTTACATTCGATGGAAAGACCGTGGATTTCAGTATTCTCGTGGTAGACATTTCTGGAATCGAAGTAAAAACTATGCCTGTAAAAACCGAATATCCGAAAGGAGATGTATTCGACACAACTGGATTGTCAATCCTTGTTAAATATACTGATGGCACATCAGAAACAAAGACAAGCGGATTTGAATTATCTGGCTTTGACAGTTCATCTGTTGGTGAAAAGACAATCACAGTAACTTATAAAACGCATACCACTACTTTTAAAGTGACCGTATATGACCTTTCAGGAATAAGAATCATGAGTTTTCCGTCCAAGGTTTACTATAAAATCGGAGAAACATTCGACCCGTCCGGGCTGACTGTAGCAGAAGTAAGACAGGATGGAACCGAGAAAGAAATTACAGATTATGATATTTCTGGCTTCGATAGTTCCACCGCAGGTTCTAAGACCATCACAGTTTCTTATAATGCCACAGTCAACGGAACTTCCAAATTTGTTGGTTCCGACAGTTTTCAAATTAAAGTCACGAACGACGGAAAAAACCCATTTGATGATAGTTCAAGTGGTGGTTCTGGCGAAGTTGAAGAAGAAAAAACTGAACCAATCAATGTTGCAGTACACTGGATTAACGGCGAATTTGCTGACCTTACAAATGAAAACATCGACCAGAATACGCTTACTTTGCAGGAGTCTATTTGCTCTGAACAGTATTTCATATTCGGCGGTTGTGTCTGCAATCAGATAACGTTTCAGGCTCACCACGACCAGTTTAACGGTACCTCGGAAGAGTTTTATCCGCATGGAAAAATCGAAGTTTACATTGAAAGAAAAGGAACAAAAATTAAAATCTTTACAGGCGAAATCGACAGCGCAGAGCGGAAAGCAAATTCCCTGACACGTAATTTTATCGCATATGATTATCTGTATAAATTACGAAATACTGACATTGCACGGTGGTATAAAAACCAGACGACTGATAAAAAGAAAAAGCTGACTCAAAAGCAATTCAGGGATAAATTATTTGAGTTTTTAGGGCTTGAACAAGTCAGTACAAAACTGCATTGGGACGATGCCTATGTCCCTGATACGAATAACTCAAACGAGATGAATGTAGTCAATATTTTGAAAGATTTATGCTTGCAAAATGACCGCTTTGGATGGATGAATAGGGACGGAAAGTTTGAGTATTTGAAGCTCCGGCAGAACAGTTATAGATACGGGCAGACCACCGGTAATCAGAACATTTATAAATACTACAACAACGAGGAAGTTCATCTCGATACATTCAAAAGTTTTACCGCAAAAGAGGGCAGAATTTGGTTTCCAAATGTTATATTTTGTGACCCTGACCCGAATAGAGCCTTTGGTTTTACACAAGGTGATTACACAGCTCAGGAAGCATATGATAACAATGTTTATTACAACAGAAATAGTTTCTTTGTCGGGAATGAAGATTGGCTGAATTACGTTTGGGATGCCGACGAATACGGCGGTATTTCAAGGGTTGAACCGATTATGAAAATTTGCTATGGTGTATTCGTAAATCAAGATTTGCGGAAATATTATCGTGCGCAGGGATATACCGCCGAGGTTCAGGGCAACCCACTGAACATGGTCGGGCAGGCAGTTGAATTTTATTACAAAAAGCAGATTCAGCACGACGATCAGGAGCCTACAGAACTGCAATGGTACGTTCATTCATACATCATGAGCAGGACGCTCAAAATCGGCGCTACAGACATGATTGACACCTATTCTGCTAATAATGCACCGTTCAATAGTAACAGCCAGCAGTTGGGGAAATACACTCCCGAAATATCTGGAACGGTTAACCTTACACGATCTGAAATGCCGACAATCAGTTATGCGAAATTTACGGATGGTTCGGATTCTGAATTTTCACCAGCAACGATCGATGATTTTACGGACGGTTCTGGTGGCTCTGGTAGCACTTCTGAGCAATTGAAAAAGGCACAATTAAGGTGCGTAAAGCGAATAAAAAAAGCTGATTATGACGCTCTTGTAGCCGCAGGAACTGACCGGGCAGATACATTGTATTTCACATTCGAGGAGAAATGATAGGATGATATATAAGGCATTTTTGAACAGACAGGAAATCACTGGGTTTCCTGTCAAAGGCAAGGACGTAACGAAGATTTATGGTGGCGATATTTTACTGTGGGAAAAATCTGGAATACCTCCAATGAAAGAAATTTGTGCTGTAAGAACAGTGTGGACACACGTCGACTATGACGGCACTCAATATCCTTGTGAATGTGAAATTTCTGTTCGTAATCAGACCGAAGATGGAAAAATATATTTCACAGATATTGAAAAAGCTGGAATATATGTCAAACAAGAATCTGGCCGTTCATATTATGAATCAGCATGTATTATGTTTAAAGCGAAAAGAGTCCCTAGCACTATATTACAGTATATTAACCAGAAAAATGTATTGTACACGTTAAGAATGAGAAACATGAAAGGAGAACTTCTTGACGAAACCATTAGTTGGGAAATGAGCCACAATAGCGTGAAAGGGAACGGAAATATATTTGGAGTTGGTACCTCAAATAGTGATGGAACATTTTCGGTTTTACCACGACCTTTGAATTATGGACCTGGTCCTTCGACTTCCAACTTTCCTGCAACAATATACACATCAGGAAGCGGTGCATTCAAATCGGCAGAAGATGTTCTTAAATATATGCTTGAAGAATAGGTTCCTTTAGGATGCAAAATAAGGAATTTTTGCTTATTTCAATATTAATTTCGCCAAATAAGAGCCCCAAAACCGCAAATAAGAGCGCATTTTCCATAAAAATCCAAATAAGCCCTTATTCGCCCAAAAACCATCAAAATCTCAGTCCTTACCGTAATATTAGTTGATTGGTACAGAACTATAAATCGTCTACGTGATATAATTAAAATAGACAGTCTCAGAATGTAAAGTTCATTCAGAAAGGAGTAACTATGGTAGATAATCCGATAACAAGAAAAGAGAAATATCTTGCTAAATTAACTGGGAGTTATACCGGAAATGTCCCGGATCCAATTACACGGGTAGAGAAATATTTATACGATTTATGTCAGAAAGGTATTAGTGGACTGACTCCAGAAGAGATAGAAAATGCAGTAAATAAATATCTTGAAGGAAAAGATTATGTAACAAAGACGGATGCCGATAAAGCTTATCAGCCGGCAGGAAGTTATTTATCCGGAACGGATGAAGGACTCACGGTATCTGGTGAAGCTGCGGATGCAAAAGCAGTCGGAAATGCAGTTGCAAAAATCGAAGGTATCAATTACACCGACAGAGGTACATTAGCTGATACTGATGCATTTCTGATCAATGACGGTACAGGAATGAAAAAGAGTGTGCTGAGCAAGCTGTCAGACTTTGTCCTTAATAAAATCGCCGACAAAGTATTTAAGAAGCTTCAGACGAACGACAAAACGATTCTGGGTGCGATTAATGAATTAAATATTATTATTGGCGCAAATAACGCCGCAGCTCACAATGCTATTTATCGCGATAAAAACTTAGGTACACAGTTTACTGCGGAAATGTCTGCCAATATTAAGAATGGCACATTTAAGGATTTATATTGTGGTGACTACCTTGTAATCAATGGAACTACATATAGATTTATGAATTTCGATTATTTATACAAAACTGGTGACACATCTTTAGATACTCATCACATCTTAGTAGTTCCTGATGCACCGATGTACAGGCATGTGATGAATGATACAAATACCACAGAGGGTGGTTATGTGGGTTCCAAGATGTATAAGTCTGGACTCGATCAGGCACTTGCAAAGATTAAGGCAGATTTTGGTGAAGCACATATTGTCACTTATAGAAATATATTAGTTAATACTGTCTCTAATGGTACTCCTAGCAACTGGGCTTGGTATTCAAGACAGATTGACCTTATGAATGAAGAGATGGTTTATGGAACAAGAGCTTGGTCACAGGCTTCTCAAAATGGTTTTGATACTGGTGTAAATAAGTCTCAGTTGGCAGCATTCAAACATAATCACTCTCTTATATCATCTTGCAGATCATGGTATTGGCTCAGGGCGGTTCGCTCCTCTGCGGATTTCTGCGGTGTGAGCAGCAATGGTAATGTGGGCAACGCCGGTGCTTCTGATTCTAACGGGGTGCGCCCTTGCTTCCTTATCAGCTAAGTGTAGCGAAGCGAAACGCAGCGATCTTAAATCTCCATACAACTATGATTTATGCAAAGGTTAATCAAGAGTCGGTCAGATACAATCATCACAAATATGTTATTTAGCATTATCCGGCAGGCAATCACCTGTCGGATTTTTAAATTGGTGCAGAGATATCTTAACGCTAAATGCTATAATCAGAATTAGGTAAGAATCTTTGCGAAAGGAGCGGACAACATGACAACTGAACAAAAGAACGTCCTGAGAAAGATTATTTATGCGGTCGAAACCGGCGGACAGGTTTATGGACAGCAGGATTATTCGGACTTCACAGAAGCCTACACTAATTCTTCTGAAGAACACGCAATTACAATCGGTGCAGGACAGTGGTACGCAACCGAAGCGCAAACACTTTTGAAACGGATTCATGATGCAGATACGGCACAATGGGACAGATTGGATAATATCGGGTTTTGGGAGCAGGTGCAGGAGGCGGACTGGTCTTGTTTTAACATTTCCAGAAACAGTCAGTTCGCAAATTTAATCGTTCAGCTTATATCGTCCAGAATCGGCGTTAAATGCCAAGATATCCTTATGGATGAACAATTAGCTGCCTATGCAGATGAAGCCCTTAAAATGGGTGTTACGGACGCTAGAGGGCAAGCCATGTGCGTGAACTTTAGACACCAAGGTGGACAGGGAGCAGTAACGAGGATTCTGGCAAAGACTCAGAAACCATATACGCTCGATAATCTCTATGCAGCCTGTCAGACCGATACAGAGAACCAAGTGGGAACATATAAGAGCCGGCAGAGATTTGTTTATAACGCGTTAAAAAAATATTTCCCAGAGGAGGAGCAAGATAATATGAGCAAGACAGAAAAAGCAACAAAACAAATGGAATCATGGGCACAGGACAGCTCTCATGGGTACGATCAGGATTATCGCTGGGGAGAAAAAGGAGATTTTGACTGTTCTTCAGCGGTGATTCAGGCGTGGCAGAACGCCGGAGTTCCGGTCAAAACAAAAGGAGCCACCTATACTGGTGATATGAAAGCTGTATTTCTTTCATGCGGGTTTAAAGACGTGACCAGCAAAGTTAATCGTTCAACTGGTTCTGGACTTTTAAGAGGAGATGTGCTACTTAATGAGACACACCATGTCGCAATGTACTGTGGAAATGGAAAAGAAGTAGAAGCCAGTATCAACGAAAAAGGTACTGCTCATGGCGGACAGCCGGGAGACCAGACAGGAAAAGAGTTCCTGATTAGAAGCTACAGAAATTACCCGTGGGATTGCGTTTTGCGATATTCCGAAAGCAGCGCAGCAGACAATGCAGTTGTCAAAAAACAGAACACCAGAGCCTACATTGCACAGATTAAAAAAGACACAAAATGTTATACAAAATCAAGCAAAAATAGCCCATCTAAACTGTTTCCAAAGCTGAAAAAAGGCGCAGTTGTAGAGGTGATGAAGTACACAGAAACAGACGATTCCGGGCTGAAATGGTACTTCATTCGCATCCCTTATCCGAATGACGACGGGTTCGTTTTTGAATTTATTCCAAAAGGAACATTCACCAGAATTACAAAAATTCATAAATAAAAACTCCCGGGGATAGCACCCCGGGAATCATGTTTCTTATAACATATTGTATCATTTCGTTTTGTAAATCCTATTAGTTCGTTGGACACACGTTGGTCACAAATAAGAAAAAACATTTCCTAATTAAATATCCTCTAAAGTACTGTATTTAAAGGACTTTTTGACATTTGCATAGTTCTAATTAATATCCTGATTGAATACAATTAGAATAATGAAAATGAAATGAGTGAATTCCTTGCAAAATCGCTGAGAATGTTGATTTTACAAGGGTTTCACGCGTTTTTATGTTCTGAATTGTGATGAATAAAATTGATAAAATAAGATTCCGTTAGTCACAGTTAGTCACAAATGGGACTTTTATCTTTTCAATCTCTGTTCGGAGCTCTTCTAGTGTCCTGTGTCCATATACCGCGTTTGTAACATCTCCACCAAAAGAGTGACCCAGCATTCGTTTCCGGTCGTTCTCCCGGACGCCGTATTTTTCACATAACATGGAAAAAGTATGGCGGCAGTCGTGTGGCGTGTGTTTCGGATCGCCAACAATTCCAAGACGTTCAAGCGTAGGATAGAACAGAGCGTTGCGGTGGTGCTGCTGAGTATATACACAGAGCTTCCCATCTTGAGTAAGAACCTTTTGCTTAGCAAATTCGTATACCGCCGAATGAATTGGTACTACGCGGTCCTTTCCTGCCTTAGTCTTGATCCCGCCCTGAAAGTATCTCTCTTCCAAGTTAGTCGTCAACTTAAGTACTTCGCCGATTCTCCAGCCAGAATAACACATGATTAATATAAGCTGCACTTCCGGATCAGCAGAATTCTTCCAGAGAATTTTTAACTCATTGTCAGAAAACGGTGTTCCATGTTCAGTGTCGTCATCCACGTTGACTTTTACATACAAAGCCTTGTTTTCCGTTACGATTTCTGAGTAAACAGCATATTTATACATCTGCTTGAATAGAGTAAGAATCGCCATGAGGCTCTGACGTTTTAACGGGCAGTCATCAATTACCTTTTGCAGATCAGGCGCTTTTAAATCCTCGAATACACGATTATACAGAGCCGTGCAGTTTGAGTAAGCGGTCTGGTAAGCTATCTTTGAGCTATAAGAAAGTTTTGAACCCTCTGGAAACTTCCATGTGTAAAACTTCTCATATACCTCTGAGAACGTCAATTTCTTGATTTCCGGGTGTTTATCCTCGACGCCCTTGATTGTATTGTAGTCAGCAATCAAGCGGCTTATAAGAGCATCTATGTCGGTTGTAGGGGATACCTCAAGAGTCCGTTCCATGCCGGGTTGATACGTGCCGGCTTTGTATGCTGTCAGAACAGTGAAACCTTTTATCCAGTCGTCTACGTAACAGATCGCGGGCGGTCGAACTGCTTTCCCTGTCGCGTCCAGTGTAGCCGGTGGATGCACTGCAAAGCAGTTTCTCCGGTTCTTGCCAAGATACCGGATAGAGCCAAAGTTATTCGGCAGTTTTGGATATTTCTTTCTTTTCTTCGCCATTTTTATTCCTCTTTTCTTTAAACGGTTGTTTTGAGTATAAAAATAACAGCCGAACAAATTTTCTGTCTTGTTCGACTGCTCCGAAGATGATACAATATGTTTTGCCAGAATATTACATTTCTTCGGAGATGTATAAACGCCACCTCGGTACGCCAATGCCGGGGTGGTTTTTATTTTTATTCTATTTCTTCGATATCGACTGAATATCCGAGAACTTCTCCGACAGTTGTGCATTTTCCCTTTAGTGTGACTGTATCACCTTTTGCCATTGATGCGACTTTCGAACGCTGCTCATCATTTTTAATCTGGCACTGAACGCCGATTATCGCATATTCATCGTCAGGATAGAGGGAGATATATTTTCCAGATGAATCAATGTTCCCCAGTCTACCAGTGATTTCTAAGTATTGCCCTTTGTATTTATCAGATGCTCCAAGTGCGTTATCATCAAGCTGAGACATCATATCATTGACTGATACGGCTGTGTATTCAATTGGTGTAGGTGTATCAGTTTCTTTTGCAGATTCCGTCTTTGCAGATGTGCTGGAAGAAGACGTGGTGTTTGAATCCGAATTTCCACCAACGGCACCGATAACGCCAATGGCAACAACTGCTAAAACTACCCATTTGAGTTTTCCACCTTTTTTCTTACTCATAGAATTGCTCCTCCTAATAGCTTTATTCGCCACGCTTCGCACTTTTCATGCGGATTATGTATTTTGTACCGCTGTTTTTGCAATGTTATGTAAAGTACGGTTATATGTGGTATTTTTATTTTATCATTTTAAGAGCATATTGTAAAGATTTAGAATGAAATAGAGTGATTTAGATGAAAAAGAAATGTTTTAAGTGCTTTGTACTTCTCTTGCTGATCTATAAGGTATTTAGTCTTGTACGTACCCCGCAAAAGATAATTTCCAATAATAATCAGAAAGATATGCAGATAGTTCATTCGTATACGGTACATCAGGAGCATTCTGTCCAGAAGTATCCGCATACAGACGGTGGCGGTGGAAAAGTTTGTGATCTCGCATTTTTATTCTGCGAAAGTGTATTTTTCTTTGAGATTGTAAAGTTCATGTATGAAATAACGAAAGTTCGCATATATCATTGGCAGTTGCCAAGAGTCGGAATAGGTGGTATAATAGCAAAAACGAACGAATGTTCGGTTCTATTTCCCACAGCCGAACATATACTGTAGTGTAGGCGGTAGTTGCGACAGGGAGGGTTATTTATGGATTATAAAGAAAAGATATTGTCACTTTTAGAAAAGGTCAAATCAGAAAGTACATTGAAGCGTGTATATAAATTATTAGAATATCTCTATTTGAAGGAAAAGTAAAAAAGAACGAGCCGAGGATTGATTCCCCGGCTCTTTTTCTTAGTTGTTTTCCAGTTCTTCAAGAATCTCCTGAAGCTGTTTCCATCTTTCCTCACTTAGTTTTGAGAACTTCACGAGGATTTTCTTTGCAAAGTCGTTATCTCCTGTCATAACCGAATCTACGATAGCCTGCGCATCGCTATCGTCATCCTGGAACATTTCCCCGGTTCCGTTTACGAGCCAGTCGTAGTTGACTTTGAAAGTGTTGCATATAAGTTTTAAAAATGTTTCATCTGGAGTTGTTCTTCCAAGTTCCAAATTCTCAATTTTACCACGGCTTTTCAGCCCTAGTTTTTCAGCGAATCCTTCTCTTGAAAGCCCCAGATATTTTCGCAGTTCTTTTAACCGCTCAGTCATCTGTTTCACCTCCTTTCTGATAATAATTATATCAATATTTAATTACGTTGTCAACGTAAAAATTTTCAAAAATACGTTGACAATGCATTAAGAACGTGATATTATACGTTCATAAAGCAAAACAACACAAAGAAAGAGAGGAAAAGAGATATGACAACTGAAGAGTACAACCAGGCAGTTTCTAAAATAAAAGAACTTCAGAAAAAAGTAGCTCGATACGAAAAGAATGAATGCCCTAAAAGCTTATCTGATGTAGGCGTAAAACCACCAATCTATATGATTTCTGTGCTTGACAATAAAGTGTCAAAAATAGAAGACGGTATTTTTGAATATGTAAGCACAGGAAAAAGTGAAGAATGGAGAACGTTTGAAAAACTCGCTAAATTATTACATAGACCAACCCCTATTTATTTTATGGATGAAACTTATTATGGTTCCGGCGTGCCGATGATAAGGGGTAAAAACGATATTGTACGTTATAGAAAATATGATCAACTTACGCCACAGCAAATGAAATTATCGGCAGAGATGGTTAATAAGATGATTGAAATATGGAATGAATACTTTAAAAAAGCAAACCCAATTGTTGAATACATAGATAGCACAGGAAATATAAAAACAAAACGTATTGATAAATAGCCGAAACGGTCAGAAATGGCCGTCCACCGGAACCGCCCCACCGGTGCTGACGAGGCAGGGCAGATGGAGGTGAAAACAGTTGAACAAAACAGATATTCAGTATCTATTTGATTATGTAAGAGATTTACAGAAACAGGTAAATCAGTTAAAAGTGGCGGTTCTTACCGGGGAAATAAATGGATTAGAATTTCCAAATCCTATTCACTTAGAACCCGGTGAGAAAATACCACTTGGACATCTTGCAGATGATCTACTTGATACAGAATTTCAAAATTGTAGAAACGATACTTGTAATAAGAGCAATGAATGAGATTGCGGTAGTCACTTTAAAACGGTAAGTATCTTCTCTGTATATTTTCATTTCAACTTCGCCGTCTTGAGTGACCACATAGCCCTCATACCCACGCACGGGTTGCTTGTGCAAGAATCCTTTAGATGCTAAGTATCTATACATTTCGTGATTCTCGGTATCTTGTGCAGTGGTTCCGTTATTTTTAAGAACGGACTTCATTAGCCGATATTGCTTCCCAGTTATCATTCAATCACCTCCCATATACAGGGAGTATATCACAAGAAAGGAGTGAGCGCATGTCAGAAGAAAAGAAAAATCTTATCAGAGATGTGACAACCCGTCTCGATAAACTACCGGATGATAAAAAGAATTATCTTCTCGGGTACATGAACGGAGTTATGGATAATGAGAAAATTCATAGTTCCAAGAAAGAAGTAGCTAATTCAAATTAGAAAGGAGAAGCATGAACGAATTACAGATTTTTAATTCAGAAGAGTTCGGGGACATCCGAACAGCAGAAATTGACGGTAAACCGTACTTTGTTGGCACTGATGTTGCCAAATCTCTTGGATATAACAATCCCAGAGATGCCGTATCAAGGCATTGCAAGGGAGTCGTGAAACGCGACACCCCTACATCTAGTGGCATTCAGTCAATGTCATACATAAATGAGGGAGATTTGTACCGCTTAATTATGAAGTCGAAACTTCCATCGGCAGAGAAATTCGAATCATGGGTTATGGATGAAGTTCTTCCGACAATCAGAAAGACAGGCTCATATCAGAAGCCACTGACGACAGTTGAACAGATACAGGTTATTGCGACAGGATTCTTAGATCACGAAGAGCGGCTTAACAGACTTGAAAATACCATGACTATTGACTACGCACAGCAGGAATCTATTAGAGACTTAGTGTCAAGTGTCGTAATTGCTCACCTTGGTGGGAAAGAGTCAAATGCTTACAAGGAAATTGGCAAGAAAGTATTTGCTGAATGCAACAGGGATATAAAGACTTACTTCGCAGTAAATGCCCGTAATAACATCCCTAAGCTGAGATTTGAAGAATCTATGGAATATGTCAGAAATTGGCATCCATGCACTAATACAGTAATGATGATACGTGACTGTAACGCTCAAATGAGCATCAGTTAGAAAAGAGGTTTATATGAGTGCAGTTGACAATTACGTAGAACAGAATGCACAGGTTCATCAGTTTGCCGCAGAAGTGGCAAGAATCATATCAGGTATCCCACAGATGCCAGAGTTCTCAAATGAACGACTGACAGTATCAGATGTGAGTAAAATGACAGGCATTCCTATACCATCTGTCAGAGCGGGGATTATTTATGGATGGCTGCCTATCGGCACGGCGTATCGTGGGAATAAAGTGATTCACGACAGAAAAGGTTCTGGCAGAATAGAATTTGTTATCTCTCCAAGAAAGCTCTGGGAAGAAACAGGATATGTCTGGAGAGGAAAAGAAGCATTAAAGTGATAGTGCCCCGGAGGGAGCCACATCTCCGCCCCGGAGCGTTGCACCAACTAAACCACACTTAGTAGGTACAGGTTAATTATAACTTCGTATCTGCTAATTGTAAATACCAAAAAGGAGAAATTAGCACGATATGAGCAGAAATAGCACAAATAAATGTGAAAATGTTCCGACATGGGACGAACTTGAGTTCATTCTTGCGACAGAAATTGTCGAAGAAAGTAGAAAAAAAGCAAGAAGATGGTTTATTGCATGGTTGGTCACAACTGCCGCACTGGTAGCAAGCAACCTTGCATGGATTATGGGAGAAATGAGATGAAAGAGTATGCGCTGATTGCTGTTTGTATGCTTGCCGGGAAATATGTCGATGTGCCTATCTGGCTGAACATCTTTTTTGGCATCTCGGCAGCATGGGCGGTGCGCCAGATGAAAGCAGACTGGCAGTAGGAAATAAGGAGGATAAAGAAATGTTCGAGAAAGAAATTGACGAAATTTACGAACTCTGTAAAAGAGTTGCTAATGAAGTTCCGACAGCAAGTGCCACATTCAACTATTCAATTTATGGTATGAGCGTATTTGGGCTCAAAAGGAAGGAAGATGTTTGCCTTCCCAAAGACAAATTTAAATGGGATTTGTACCAAAACGTATCTTTTAATCCATTTTACGAGAAAGAAAGCCGTGAAAAGCTTAATAAAATCAAATCATTCTTGCTGGAACTTCTGATAGATGGGAAGTGTCCAAATGAGTAAACAGATAGCAATTATGAAACTTCTTCCCAGTCTGGAGATAGCAGGATGTATCAATGAACTTCTCAGAGAGCTTCAGTCCAGAGGGGATCACATATTGGATTATGAAAACTGCGATATGTCTCTGGACCATGTGGAATACCACAAAGCCGAAGATATTGACGGAGAGAAGTTCGGAGATGCATCAGATAACCTGTATTGCTTTTTCAAGGCGGTGTAAGTATGGACGAACGCATTCAGGAAGTATTGAGATTAATCGACATACAACTTGCTACAGTGCCTGATAATCCAATTGAAGAGCAGTATAAGGCAAGAACATTGGCGAGCTATGTACAGGCTCTAAATGGGCTTTTAACGGCTCAGAAATCGTATAAGGAGGGAAGTTTATGATAACTCTTGAAGCAAGCAGATTTATGGTGGCATGTGAAGATTATGAATCTAAGGTATTTATTCGAGATCGTAACGGTATTAAAGAAGTTACGGAATCTATGAACGACGAGGATAAAAATGAACTGATAAGTGATTTAATATATGTCGTTTCAAAACTGGTCAAAGAGAGGGGACGCTAATGAGCGAATTTGAAATCCGTATTCCGGCAAGGAAGAAACAGCCTGTAACCGATAAGGATAACCCAGTTGTGAAAGTATCAGCAGGTGCATACAACGCACTGGTTGAAATCTATAACGAATCAACCTTATCAATGAAAGATATTGCGAGTTTGCTGATTATTGAGAGCAGTAAGCATGTGGTTTATGACAAGGAGGAATAGTAATGAATATATATGAGAAATTAGGGATTATTCAGTCAAAGCTAAAAGCCCCTAAAGGACAGTATAATTCCTTCGGGAAGTACAAATACAGAAGTTGTGAGGACATTCTTGAAGCAGTAAAGCCGCTTCTGGCAGAAACAAAGACAGTATTATGTATCACTGATCAAATGGAAGTGGTCGGAGACAGAGTCTATGTAAGAGCAGAGACACATTTAAAAGATGCAGAGGATTCTTCTTCTGAAATCGTAACAGTTGCTTATGCAAGGGAAGAAGAGTCAAAAAAAGGCATGGATTCTTCCCAGGTGACAGGTGCAGCTTCATCTTATGCCAGAAAGTATGCACTGAATGGTTTGTTCTGCATTGATGACAACAAAGACAGTGATTCTACTAATACAGGTAGCAGTGGGAAAACAGCAGCTAAAAAGCCAGAATCAAAAGAACCTGTTGAGATGATTACTTCAGAAAATGTAATGAGCATCCAGAACATCATTGACAAATATCCGAGTTCTAACTTGTTTGAACAGATTAAAACTCGTTTCAAGGTAGACGATGTGAAAGGACTCACAAAAGAAAAAGGGCAAAAATGTCTCAAAATGTTGATTGAGTACGATAAACAGCATAGTGGAAAGGAATAAAAAATGAATAAAGTTATTCTTGCAGGACGATTTACAAGAGATCCAGAAGTCAGATATACAAATGATGGAACATCAATCGCAAGATTTTCCATTGCAGTCAATAGAAGATTTGTAAAAGAGGGTTCTGATCAGAAAGCGGACTTTCTTAATTGTGTTGCATTTGGAAAGTCTGCGGAATTTATCGAAAAATATTTCAGAAAAGGTATGAAAGCAGATTTATCTGGAAGAATCCAGACAGGATCCTATACGAATAAAGACGGCGTGAAGATATATACAACAGATATTGTTGTCGAGGAAATCGAATTCGGCGAAAGTAAAGGTTCTTCACAGACGCAGACAGCCTCACCTACACCGAATCCAGAAGCCGACCCGGACGGCTTTATGAGCATTCCTGATGGTATCGACGAGGAGATGCCATTTAATTGATACAAATTGATAGCAGAGAACATCAGAAAGTTATTGATGGCATTAAAAAGGCATTTGACGAGGCAGGGGAAAAATGGTTCGTGTCAAAGCTGTATGTAGGTGATTACATGAATTATGATAACCCGCGTTTGGTAGTTGATAGAAAACAGAACCTTGCAGAGTTATGCGGAAATGTATGTCAGCAGCATGAAAGATTCCGATCTGAAATTATCCGGGCAAATGAAGCAGGGATAAAACTTGTCTTCTTATGCGAACACGGGAAAGGAATCGAAAAGCTGGACGATGTTCTCTGGTGGGAGAATCCCAGGGCGAAGAAGCGGGTTAAGAAAAATGGTGTTTGGATCGAACAAGAACAGAAAGTTATGCACGGCGATACGCTGTACAAAATTCTATGCACAATGCAGAGAAAATATGGCGTTGAGTTCCTATTTTGTGACAAGAAAAATACTGGAAAACGAATAATGGAGATTCTGTCGGATGGACAAAGAAACAATTAAGCAACAGAACAGTATGAGAGATATTCTTGCCAGATACGGAATGATTCCGAACAGAGCTGGCTTTATCAGTTGCCCATTTCACCCCGATGACCGTACTGCCTCATTGAAAATTTACAAAGACAGCTACTATTGCTTCGGATGTGGCGCGTCAGGAGATATTTTTACTTTCGTTCAGAATATGGATAATTGCGATTTTAAGACAGCCTTTCAGATTCTTGGTGGAACATACCATAAACCTGATTTTTCGTCCAGAATGGCAATATATCACGCTCAGAAGCAAAAAGAAATGAGAGAGAAAGCAGAACGGAAGAAGAATGAAGAATTGCAGGAATGTTTGTCCGATATTGACTTTTACAGGTCTATTCTTGACAGAGTAAGGCCATTATCAGATGGCTGGTGCGAAGCATGGAACAAATTACAGCTTGCATTATATAAGCATGGATTCATAACAGGATTGGAAGAAGGTGATTAAAGAAAATGGAACAGATTAATAAACTCACATCGGAATCAATTCTGGAAGAAGAAGTGTTTAATGAGATATTCAAGCAAGAAGATGAAATTTACAAGGCACGTTTGACATTGACGCTTCTGGACAGGGCAAAAGCACTTGGAGTTAAAAAGAAATTTGAAGATTTACTAAAAGCTTACACCAAGGTTCAGAAACAGATAATCGAGCAAGAGAAAAGCAATAGGACGTTATCTATGCTGGATCAGTGGACGAACTTCTCTGATTGCGAATACGACAGAATGAAATGTCTTAACTGGATAGCAGATGATGACGGAATCAGAATATCAAACACAAATCCAGGATCGCCGGATATTATAGCTTGCTATCACCCTATTCTTCCAATCGAACGAATGAAGAATCTGGAGACCGGGGAAGAACAGATAAAGTTAATCTATAAGAGGAATAATAAATGGTCCGAGGTTATTGTGCCAAAAACTATGGTTGCATCAGCCAGTAAAATTGTGGGCTTGTCTGCACTTGGCATTTCAGTGACTTCTGAGAATGCGAAGTTCCTTGTCCGGTATCTGTCAGACGTAGAAAATGCCAATGATGATTATATCAATATTCAATATTCATCAAGTAAAATCGGGTGGATTCGAGATTATTTCTTACCCTATGACAAGGATATCGTATTTGATGGCGATATGAGATTTCGGCAGTTATACGAAAGTATCAGTGTAGGTGGCAGCAGAGTAGAGTGGTATGAACATGTAAAAAAGGTTCGTGCCACTGGAAGAATAGAGCCTAAAATCATGTTGGCTGCAAGTTTTGCAAGCATTCTAATTAAACTGGTCGGTGCCCTTCCGTTCTTTGTGGACTTATGGGGAGAAACTGAGGGTGGTAAGACTGTGACGCTTATGTTGGGAGCTTCTGTCTGGGCGAATCCAGGCGAATCACGATATATAGGAGACTTCAAGACAACAGATGTGGCCCTGGAAGCAAAATCCGATATGCTCAACAACTTACCACTGATTCTGGACGATACTTCAAAGGTGTCGGCTAAAATCCGGGATAATTTCGAGGGAATTGTGTACGACCTGTGTTCTGGAAAAGGAAAGAGCCGTTCCAACAAGGAGCTGGGTGTTAACCGGGAGAATCGCTGGCAGAATTGTATCCTTACCAACGGTGAACGTCCACTGGCCGGGTATGTCAGCCAGGGCGGAGCGATTAACCGAATTATTGAGGTTGAGTGTTCTGAAAAGATATTCGATGATCCGCAGCTTACCGCAGATACACTTAAAAAGAACTACGGGTACGCAGGAATTGATTTTGTGAATGCAGTTAAGGAAATGTCCGTTGATGATATAAAATCCCTTCAAAAGCACTATCAAGGGCTTATACAGGACGATGATAAGATGCAGAAGCAAAGCATATCAATGAGCATTATCCTGGCAGCAGATAAAATCGCAACAGATCAGCTGTTCCATGATGGCCAGTACATTGACATTGAGACGGCTAAGAATCTTCTGACAGAGAAAGAAATGGTATCTGAAAATGAGCGCGCTTACTGGTTCGTACTTGATAAGATTGCCATGAACGGAATTAAATTCGATGATAACCCAGATATAAAAACAGAAAGGTGGGGAATTATTGACAATGACCCGGTAGAAAAAACGTCAACGGCAATAATCTATAGCGCAGCGTTTGATGATTTATGTAAAATCGGAAGATTCTCCAGAAAAGCATTTTTATCATGGGCTGTTAAGAAGGGGCTTGCAGAAACCGACAGCAGAGGTTATCCGACCAAGGCGAAGAAACTGGACGGAATTGTTACAAAATGTGTGTTCTTGAAAATTGTAGATGAAATTCCAAAAGGTTTTGTGAATTGTAATGATGATTTTGAGATTACAGACGATATTGTGTTTGATTAACGAACAATTCGTTCAAAAGGTAACCGGGTAACCTAGGTAACCTTTGATTCTGTATATATATATTTGAGTATTTATATGCACATATTGAGTATAAAAGTTTCCCTATATGAGAAAGTCAGGGTTACTCGGTTACTCGGTTACCTACCTGTAAAATCAATGGTTTACACGAATTAGTACGGTTACATCTCGGTTACTGTGGGTTACTTATATTAAAATAATATAAATATATTATATTTATAAAATAAAATTAAATAGAGCGTATACAGTACATTGTATACAATATCCAAAGGAGATGATAAAAATAAAAGTAGAAGCAAAGGATATTCCGTATATTCAAAGGTTTATGACTGAATTTTGGAAAGCTATAAAAGATTTCTATTCAGCCGAACTTACAGACGAATATTCTAAGCAGGCCACTGATCGTCTGATAGAACTTGGAGAGTATGCGGAAATGTGCCCTGATGATAATGATAAACAGTTTATTAAGAATTGTCTAGTTGCTTTTAATAAATTATTAGATTCTAAGCAGAGGGAAGTGAGAAAGAATGTACAACACTAAGAATAAATACGAACAGGGACAGGCTCTTAGAAAAGAAATCTATATGTATATCGTCAGTTATATCAAATTGGTTGGATATGCGCCGTCAATTACAGAGATTTCTGAAAAGGTAGATGTCGGGAGAGCTACGGTCTGGAAACATATCAATCAGTTGATTGATGATGACCTGCTCAGAACAAATCACCCTAGTATCGACAGAGCATATACTCCAGTTGGGTACGGAATAAGAAAGATAAGCAAGGTGATAAAATGAAACTTTATGACGTATATGACGGAACGAAATATGTTGGGGAAATGACCATTGATCAGATTTTAGAGCTGACAGGAAAAACAAGAAGCCAGGTATCAAGGGCAGTTTATTCAGCCTGTCTGCTCGATGAAAGATACGCGATTGTGTATGATGGACGGGACACAATCTGCAAATCAAATAAAAACGATATGAGGATGCTGATGGAATTTGATGCTCTGGCAGGCAAAATAAGGAGGGTTGTTGGATGGGAAAGTTAAAAATCAAGCAGAAAAAGAAAGCATTCATTCCATACACGAATCAGCAGACTCATATGTTCGCGCAGTCTATCCAGAACTGCCAGAAAGAGCTTAAGGAAATGGAAAAGAAAGCCTATGAAGATGGTTTTACTGTTGGTGAAGATTGGAGCAATACGATCAACACTGTTACAACGATGATGGCTCTGAGGCGTTTATATGGCTTTTCTACGAAGCGTTTACTTGATGTGGTAAGAACTGCCAATGGGTATGTTGAAATGGCAAACAGGGGCGAAATGAGCGTTCTGAGCATGATACAGGACATCGAAGAGAACACAGATGTAAGATTTGACGAGATGAATAAGAATCTGGTTAAGAAGATGGGAGTTTAAAATGAAATTTATAGATTTTTTCGCAGGAATCGGAGGATTTCGTAGGGGAATGGAATTGGCGGGGCATGAATGCGTTGGTTTTTGCGAATTTGATAAATTTGCTACTGCGAGTTACATCTCAATGCACTTGCTGACAGACGAGCGGCGAAAGGCATTGGAAGATATTCCTATCAAGAAAAGACAGAAAGAAATATTAAAGGAGGAATACAGAAATGGAGAATGGTACGCAAATGACATTAGAAGAGTGTATGCCGGAGACATTCCAAAAGCCGACTGCTGGTGCTTCGGATTCCCTTGTCAGGACATATCCGTTGCAGGAAAGCAAGCCGGATTTCAAGGAAACCGTTCAAGCCTGTTTTTTAGAGTTATGCACCTTGTCGGACAACTCAAAGAAGAAGATAAGCCCACTTACCTTTTCATTGAGAACGTTAAAAATCTGCTTAGTGTTAATGGAGGATGGGATTTCGCCAGATTGCTCATTGAAATGGAGCAGGGAGGGTATGATGCAGAATGGCAGGTGCTCAACTCAAAAGATTTCGGAGTACCGCAAAACCGGGAAAGATGTTTTATTATCGGACATCTTAGAAGCAGAAGTACCGCAAAAATATTTCCTGTCGAAAGAGCAGACAGAGAAAATAGTATTCAAATAATTGGACACAGGAACGGATATAAAAGAAATACGCAGGTATTTGCACAAGATGGGAAAGTGCTTGGAATTGATGGAATCACAAAATGCCATTCGGCAGGACATAACAATAATCCGAAGATAGCACTTCCGGTTCTGACACCAGACAGAGCAGAGAAACGTCAGAACGGAAGAAGGTTCAAAGAAGAAGGAGAGCCGATGTTCACGCTAACAGGACAGGATCGGCATGGAGTTGCAATCAAGGTTAAAGAAGCAACAAAACAAGGATATGCAGAGTGCAGAGTTGGTGTTGATGCTGTGAATTTATCAGTTCCGGGTAGTAAGACCAGAAGAGGAAGAGTTGGGAAAGAGATTACAAATACACTAGACACAAGTTGCAATCAAGGGATATTTGTGAAAGTTTCTGATGAGTTAATTGTGTATGCAGTCTGGTATGAAAAATATTAGTGTTATATAGCAATACGAAAGCTGACACCGCGTGAATGCTTTAGACTGCAAGGTTGGTCTGATGATTATTTCGAAAAAGCACAGTTCGTAAATTCCGACAGTCAGTTATACAAGCAGGCAGGAAATTGCGTAACAGTGACAGTTATAGAAACTATAGCAAGAAAAATGAACGTAAATCTAAATTGATAGCGTGCCAGTTGCTTACATGGGGAAAGTGAGGATATAAAAGTGAAAATAACAGTCGAAATTTCTGACGAAGAATTAAAAAACGAAATTCTCAAAATGGTTGCTAGAGACTATAAATCTGAGTATTCGGCAGATAGAAGAAGAACCGATTCAGTTGTTAAGGAATGCGTCAGAGAGATTATCTATCAGGATAAAGAACGGATTGTTGACAGGATTGTTGCTCAGGCGAGCCGTGAATGCGGAAATAAAGCGGTTAAGAAATTTCTGGACAGTATTAAATAGGGGTGGGGATAAGAATGACAGAGCAGGAAAAGAAGGAGCTTCTGGACGAACTGGAAAAACGTATGGATGAAAAATACAAAGGTTGTCTTACGAGAGAAGATGTCGCAACCACATTAAAAGCACCAAGAAAAAAGTGGTTCAGAGACGACAACGGAAACGGAAGAGATTCTCTGATGACGGATGCTTTTGATTCTACCATTATCGCATGGCAGGTTTGGGAAACAATCAGAAAATTAACTTGTGTTGTGTGTGGTAAGCAGTATGTCAGACAGCTTGCAAATGTAGAGAATGCGGATGAAATCGCAGAGAAACTTTGCCAGTTTGTTTATGACTTGAAGATGGAATTTAAGAATCAGGAGGACGCAAAATGAAATTATATTTCTACATTTTGGACAGCAACAGAGAATGCAATCCAGAAACCCAAACATTAGGAGACTATGTTTTCAAGATTAGAGTTGAGGAGTGCGAGGTGATTGAGAAGCCCAAAACCTACAAAGCAGTAACTCGATTTCCAGACGGAATCTACATTGGGTATGTGAAAAAGGAAGATATCGGAACAATTTCTGGTCATTCAACGCCGTACGTTGTGCTGACAGTACCGAATTATCAGCTTGTAAAAGATAAATTTTTAGAAAGATATAACGTTGAAATCAGCAGACTCAAAAAAGCAATCGCTATGTACGAGAACAGAATAGCTGCAATCGAGGATTACAAGGAGGACACAAAATGTTAATCAGAAGTCAGGATAGAGAAGTATTGATTAATTTCAATTCTATGGCAGGCGCTGAAATTGCGGAAGGACCTATAAAAACAATTATAACATCATATATAACCGGATGCAGTTATCCGCTAGGAGAATATTCGAATAAAGCAAAAGCCATGAAAGTACTGGATATGATTCAGGAAGCTTATAGTGAATATCAAATCATGTTGAATTTCAGTGTAAGTTATCTTCACGAATTTAAAGAAAAAACAGATGGATTTGCTATCTTTCAGATGCCAGAAGATTCGGAGGTGGAAGTATGAGCGATGGAATGACACTTGCACAGAACCATATAAGGAGGCCGAATAAATGTTAAAAATAATACAATGTGAGGGAAACGGACAAGGTAGTTGTAAGGGATGCAGCGATAAAGGTATTTGGAATAGGAACTGGATGTGTTTCTTATATAAGATAGAAGGACAAGATGGTCTTTATTGTGAAGAATGCATAAAAGAAATTATGAGAAAGGAAGAAAATGGGATATTGTAAATTAGAATGTCCGGACAGTGAAACACAGTGCTGCATCTGCTGTACCAAGCAGGATTCTTGTCAGTGCAGATGTGATGATATGGACAGTTATGAATACGCGGAGGAGTGTGAAGAATATGAGACTGATTGATTTATTGGCAGCAATTGGCAGCAATCCCGAAAGCGGCATAAAAATCCAGATATGTCACCCAGGAAGAAACCAGAAGGGTTACGATACATTCAATGCCGGTTCGAAGCTGCTAAAACCATTTTATGATTTGAAAGTAAAATCTCTATCTGCAATAAACACAGATTTGATTAGAGTTAACTTGGATTTTGATGAGAAAGGATGATGGGAATGCGTTTAATTGATGCAGACAAAATAATTGACTCTCTTGGAAATTCGGATATGGATTTTGCAATAGGTGCAGTAATTGATGGACAGTCGACAGTTTTTGATGTGGACAAGGTTATTGAGCAATTAGAAGAATTAAAAATGAGATACTTCCTAACAATTGCAAATACAGGCGATGCAGACAAAGATTGTGCTTACAAAAATATTGCAAATACAATTGATAAAGCAATTGAAATCGTGAAAGGCGGTGGAGTTGAATGAGTAGCGCAAGCGTAAGATTTGGAACAAAAGCGTATGTATGTGCAAGGTACTTCCTCAGACCGGGAAAGTGCTTCAAATACATCGACCAGTGTGGCGAGGATGCCACAGAACACGTTTATGAGGTCATGGCATTATATCCATATTGTGTATTGTTAAGAGATACAAGAAACGGGGTCAAAGCTTGCCCATTTCATATGGCGGATTTCAATTTTAATTTATGCCTTGCAACAAGAAATGATTCAATAAGAACTATTTCTAAAGTAAGCCATGAAGGATTCAAAAAACTGGCAGGAAGACCCGAATGGTGTCCACTGAAAGAATTGCCAGAAAAATTGGAAACAAGCACACGTGATAATGAAAGATGTGGTCAAGACGCGGAAAATAAGCGATAAAAATAAACAAGCGACAAAAACAAGCAGAAAGGAGAGGTGAAAGCATGATTGACTTAACGAATACATGTGTTCTGGTTAGAACAAAAGAAGAAAATGAAATGCTTCTTAAAGAAGCTGAGAAGCAGGGGTTTCATTGGTATAAAAAAGGCCATTGTGAACCATTACAAACACAATATTTTCCAGACATTTTAAAATTTTATGAATATGATATAACTTATGCGGCAAGTGTCAGATCAGACTTTGCTTTCTATGAGGCATCAGAACTCCTCGGGACAAAAGAAATGACAGTAAGAGAGTTTATTGAGCGGATTGCAGATGTTTGTAGATGCATCGAATCTGGCGGTGGAGAAGTTAAAAGAGGTGAAGTAGATGGAGAGATTAACACTTGATGAAGCTATTAAACACGCAAAAGAAGTAGCAGATATGAATTATAATGACGCAGAAAAATTTGACTCAAATGATTCTGTAGAAAATTATATGAAGGCTAATTGTATGAAATGTGCAGAAGAACACGAACAGCTTGCGAAATGGTTAGAGGAACTGAAATCTTATAAAGACTTAGAA